GTCCACGCCGTCAACGAAGTTGACCCGTAAACATCCATTACGTCATGTTCAGTCAGTTTATGAAATCCACACTTTTGCCCGAATGGGAATCAGGTTTCTCCATTCCCTGATTCAACCCTTTTATCCTAAATATGCAAAAGTGACACCGCTGATCACCGGATTTTAATGGATTCGAAGAATCCAATGCGCGTAGGAGTGCTCGAGCTAGGCGAGCAAATAAAACAAAAGTTTTCTCGGGAGGACCCGTAGGGTCCGACTCGCGAGCCGGTATCGCGAGAGCACAGCGAAGGAAAAAAAAAAAAATTGTGAAGAAAATATGAAAAGATTTTGATGTTTCAGAAAAATTTTTGAATATTTGCATATCACAATTTTAAAACAAACAGATATGTTATTTAAAGTACTTAAACACCCGAAGACACAGGATCCTCAACACCCGATGGACCCTGAAATTTATGTAGTAGAGGAAGCAGAATTGTTACACTTCCTGCATGAGAACGCAAGACCTAATAGTAATTCTGTTTTGCTTTTTGACGTTTTTCCGGAAGAAAACCTCTATTTACTAAGTAACGATAAGGATTGAATTTTACAGGACATGAACCAACAGGAATTCATACAAAAAGTCTTCTCAATGTGTCAGCATCAGGTACAGACTAAAAATCCGTATACTGGTGAATTGATTATGGTTCCTTGCGGAACATGTCCTGCTTGTCGTTTTAATAAGTCGATTCTTTCTCAGAATAAAGTTCATGCGCAATCTTTGGTTTCTCGTCACGTATATTTTGTCACTCTTACTTATGCCCAGAGGTATATTCCGTACTATGAATACGAAATCGAAGCTTTGGATGCTGATTTTCTTGCGATTACTGCTCATTGTCGTGATCGTAATCCTATGTATCGTACTTATACGTATCGTGGTACCAAGCATAAGTTAAGGATTCGCGGTCTTGCATCACCCAAGGTGAGGTCATTTTCCTTTTCAGTAAACCGCGATTATTGGACTTCTTATGCACAGAAAGCTAATCTTTCGTTTAATGGTAAATACCCCGCGCTTTCAGATCGTATCCCTTACCTTTTGCATGATGACGTATCCCTTTATATGAAACGCGTGAGAAAATATATATCTAAATTAGGAATAAATGAAACAATATACACATATATTGTGGGCGAGTACGGACCCGTCACTTTCCGCCCGCATTTCCATCTCTTATTATTCTTTGACTCCGACGAACTCGCCCAGAATATTATCAGAATTGCGAGTTCATGTTGGAGATTTGGACGTGTCGATTGCTCTGCCTCGAGAGGCGACGCTGAAGACTACGTTAGCTCGTATCTTAACAGCTTTAGTTCTATTCCCTTACATATCCAAGAAATTCGTGCTATTCGGCCTTTCGCAAGATTTTCAAATAAGTTCGGATACTCTTTTTTCGAGTCTTCGATTAAGAAAGCTCAATCGGGTGACTTCGATGAAATCCTTAATGGAAAGAGCTTGCCGTACAATGGCTTTGATACCATTATATTCCCATGGCGCACGATTATCGATACCTGCTTTTATAGACCCGCTTTACGTAGACATAGCGATATTCATGAACTTACAGAGATATTACGATATGCTAGAAACTTTAAACAAAGACCCGCGTTCCAGAAGGCGACCTTGTTCCAGTCTCCCGGAATAATGTATGCATACTTACAGGACTTAGGTCCCTCTGCTGCGGCTAAGTTTATAGAATCTGACTATCCTTTGCACCGTATTCTCTCTTTTCTTAAGCTCGATTATACGAAAATAATTCAGGGAGAACCTTCCGAGGTGCGGAGCTTCCATTCTCGGTTGTATATGTTTCTTCGACAATCTGAACTGTTTCTTAATGGAATTGGTTACACATTGTTGTCAACACGAGTAGACTATTTATTAATTAAAAAATCACTCGAAAATTCAATTAATTTTTACAATGAAAGAGAACGAAAAAGTCTCCAAGATTTATTCCATGATTCTGAAGCTTTTGAGAGCGATTGGTCGGATATTTTTTGGGATCGAAGACAAGAAAAAATCAAACGATTCGTAGATTCGGATTACGGAAGTCTTTGTCGTGATAAACTTCACAGTGAGATTCGTAAACGTATAAAACACAGAGAAATTAATGATGCTGTAGGTATATTTACTAAACAATCTTATAGAAATCATGGCGAAATATAAAGTATATATTTATCAACATAATTCTGATACCTTTATTGAGGATCAGTATTTTTTGGTAGCTACAACCTTTGTTAATGCACGTGATGTGGTCGATCTGACTAAAAAAATGAATATATTAAACAAAGTTTTTGATTATGCTTTTGATCCTTTGTATTATACTGATTGCTTTTTTGGAGATATCTTCCGAATGAATGATTTGCCATGCAGCGATAAACCAAAACAATTTAAAATTCCGTTCTAATGAGCTTATTTAATATGTCGGCCGTGAAAAATCATCCCAGACGTTCCGGTTTCGACTTATCTAATAGGGTATGTTTCACCAGTAAGGCTGGTGAGCTACTCCCTGTGTTCTGGGATATTGTTTATCCTGGTGATTCTTTTAAAATTAAAACCCAGCTTTTTACTCGTACTCAGCCATTGAACACGGCTGCTTATACTCGTATTCGTGAGTACTTGGATTTCTATTTTGTACCCCTTCGTCTGATTAACAAGAATTTACCCACTGCCTTGATGCAAATGCAGGATAATCCTGTTCAGGCTACTGGACTATCTTCAAACAAAATTGTGACTACAGACATTCCTTGGACTACCATTAGTGGTGCCGGTTATTCAAGTTTGAATGGTATTAATGCCCTTTATTACGATAGTACTAAGGATTTTTCTAATTTTCTTGGATTCAATTCATTAACTCAGTCGGCAAAGTTATTAATGTATCTTCGATATGGTAATTTTCTTCCGGCTAATGCTACTGTGACAAAATCATCCAGTATCGGCCTTTCGCCTTCTCTGGATCTTCGTAGTTCAGATACTTCTTCTAACGGTTGGACTTCATTTCACATTCTCCCCCTTGCTGCTTATCAAAAAGCTTACGCTGACTTTTTCCGTTTTACTCAGTGGGAAAAAAACCAGCCTTACACTTACAATTTTGATTGGTATTCCGGAGGAAATGTTCTTGCATCTTTGACTACTACAGCTCTTGCAGAGAAGTATTATTCCGATGATAACCTTTTTACTCTTCGTTACGCCAATTGGCCGAAGGACATGTTCATGGGTGTAATGCCTGATTCTCAACTTGGTGATGTAAGTATCGTGGATACCTCTGGATCTGAAGGAACCTTCCCTGTTGGATTGTTTGATTTGAAAGACGGTAAGGTTCGCGCCGGATTAACTGCTGTTAGTAGTTCTAGTCCTTCTGCTGATTCTCCTGTGGAAATGCGTACTACAAGTATACTTTCTCCCTCTACTAAATACGGTGTTTATGCACAACAGGTTGCTGGATTAGGCTCTTCTTTTTCTATACTCCAGCTCCGTATGGCAGAGGCTGTACAAAAGTACCGTGAAGTATCTCAATTTGCTGATCAGGATGCCCGTGGTCAGATTATGGCGCATTTTGGTGTATCTTTAAGTCCTGTTCTTTCGGATAAGTGTGTGTATCTTGGAGGTTCCAGTTCTAATATTGATCTTTCGGAAGTAGTTAATACTAATCTTACTGGAGATAATGTCGCTGAAATCGCTGGTAAAGGTGTTGGTACCGGTCAGGGTAGTTTTTCTGGTAATTTTGATGAGTATGGTATTATTATTGGTATTTATCATAATGTACCTCTTTTGGATTATGTAATTACCGGACAACCCCAAAACCTTCTTTATACAAATACTGCCGACCTTCCGTTCCCGGAATTTGATAGTATTGGTATGCAAACTATTCAGTTTGGTCGTTTTGTAAATAGTAACAAAGTTGGCTGGACTTCTGGTGTAGATTATCGTACCCAGACTATGGGATATCTTCCTCGTTTCTTCGATGTAAAAACCCGTTATGACGAAGTTCTCGGTGCTTTCCGTTCGACTCTTAAGAATTGGGTCGCTCCGTTAAATCTTTCCGATTTATCTAAATGGCTACAGTCTTCTGTAACTTCCTCTGGAAATTTGGCTTTGAACCTTAACTATGGTTTCTTTAAGGTAAATCCCCGTGTTTTGGATAGTATTTTTAATGTTAAGTGTGATGATACAATCGATACCGATCAGTTTTTAACCGCTTTGTATATGGACATTAAAGCTGTCCGTAACTTCGATTATTATGGAAAAAGAAGAAAAAAAAGATAAGATAATTGAAACTCCTGCATTGGATACCGCTAGGGTTTTGAAGTCTGCGATTTATTGTCAGGTTGGTCCGGTTGAAATGCTTCGCTATGTAAAAGATGATGATGGTGTAATTCGTTACGTTTCAGATGTTAACCTCCTTATGAATGCCGAACGTCTTCGTAACCAGATTGGTGAAGAATCGTACCTGAATCTTATTCGTGGAATACAGCCTAAAAAATCTCCGTATGATAATAAATATACAGACGAACAATTGTTTACAGCAATTAAATCTCGGTTTATACAAACTCCTTCCGAAATCCTTGCTTGGATTGAATCCCTTGGATCAGCAGGAGACTCTATCCGCTCTGAGCTTGATGCACTCACGGAATCAATACAAACCAATCAGCAGTCTGAGGCGACTGGTGATTCTGGAAAAGCTACTGAATAATGCCAGTTGATCCTGGAACGGCCACCCTTGCTACCGGTGGCCTTTCTGCTCTGACTGGTTTTCTCGGTTCCGGAATGTCCAATAAGTCTGTAAAGCGTTCCATTAAAGCCGCTAAAGAGATCAATCAAATCAATAATGAATTTAATGCTTCGGAAGCGTTAAAAAATCGTGATTTTCAGACCTCTGAACGCGAAGCCTCGCAACAATGGAATTTGGACCAATGGAACCGTGAAAACGCATATAATGATCCGTCTGCACAACGTGCCCGTATGGAAGCTGCCGGCTTTAATCCCTATAATATGAATATAGATCCCGGATCTGGTTCTACGTCCGGCGCCCAGTCGTCTCCTGGTTCTGGTTCTCCGGCCACTGCTTCTCATGTGCCTAGTCTTCCGGCTTATACCGGATATACTGCTGATTTTCAGAATATAGCCTCTGGTATAGCACAGATAGGTAGTGCTATTTCCAGTGGTATCGACGCTAGGTTAACGAGTGCTTATGGAGATGATTTGATGAAAGCTGACATTATGTCGAAAATTGGAGGTAATTCTGAATGGCTTACTGATGTATATAAGTTAGGCCGTCAGAACGAAGCACCCAACTTGCTTGGAATTGATTTGCGTAAAAAGCGTCTGGAAAATCTCTCAACTGAGACGGATATTAAAGTAGCTCTTGCTCAAGGTGCTCTTCTTGGACTTCAAGCTGAAGGTCAGAGAATAGTTAATAAATTTATGCCCGCTCAACAGCAGGCTGAATTTTTCCTGAAAACTGCTAATGCCTTTGCTCAGTATAAGGCTGGTAAGCTTTCAGAGTCTCAGGTAAAGACCCAGATTAAACAGCAGGCTCTTCTCGAGGCTCAGGCTGTTGGTCAGAAGCTTAGTAATAGGATGGCTGATAGACTGGCTGATTATCAGTTCAAAGCTCTGGCTGCTGAGTATCGTGCTAATCGTGCTTATTACAATGGCTTTTACAATGATGCTTGGCAGGCCGGTATGTCTAAAGCTAGTCAGGCTCGGTATGAATCTAATGCTGCTCGCATTGCTTCGCAAATGTCCGAAATCTTTAAAGATCGTGAAAAGTCGTCTTGGAAGAACAATTCTACATATTACAACATAATGGAACTTCTTAAAGACATTCTTGGACCTGTAGGTAATGCTGTTGGTACATTTTATTTAGGTGGTAAACTTGGAGCAGCCAAAAAAGCCACCAAGGCTGCTCACGGCTGGAGTTTATCCACTCCTAATCCCTATTCTTATTAATCTCCAATCCTCCGGCTTATAACCGGAGGATTTTTCAAATTTATCTGACTCGATTAACATTTTAAAATGTTATTTAACATTATATTCTTTGGAATTGCATAATAAAATGCTATCTTTGTAATGTAATCAAAAAGACAAAGAATATGAAAACAAACAAATTATTTCGAGTTGATTTTGCAAAGGTCGAGACTATTTATTCGGTGTTTAAGAACTGTAATGTTTTTACGTTGCTGTTAGGTGATGATTTGATCCCTGTTTATGATTTTAGCGGTAATAACCCCCGTTCGTCCTTAAATAGTCTTCGCAAGTATTATCCTGATGGTAAGGTTACTTTTTATTGTAAATCTTCTTTTCCATCTCAATCTATACCTCTTCCTTACCATCTGGTTTTTGATAATTGTATCTTGTTCTTTTAGGGCTGTTTTTACAGCCCTTTGACACTGTCCGAAGGACACCATTAACGCAGTGAGAGCGCCGGACGAAGTCCGTGTCGCGGAATCGCGTAAACATCCTAGCGCCCTCGAGTATATTTCCTTACTCTTGCGGCACACTTCCTTTGCATTGTGTTGACCACGGTCCACGCCGTCAACGAAGTTGACCCGTAAACATCCATTACGTCATGTTCAGTCACGTTAGGTTCCGTGTAGGGCGCGATGCTGCGCCCGGAACAGACCGAAGGTCTACAAGCGGAGCGCCGACCACAGGTCGGATAACAAAAAACAAAAGGAATAGGAAAGGAATTTAGGCTTCCTTAGAAGCCGTTAAGAATTTCTTTACTGTTCCGGTCCGAAGGATTTGTTGTCCTTTAAACGTTGTTTGGCGAAGCCGCGTACATGGAGAATTTAGCGTAGCCTACACTTTTGCCCGAAGGGAATCGATGTCACCTTCATCGATTCAGCTCTCTCGTCCTTACTATGCAAAAGTGACACCTATCCCACTGAATTTAAGGAATTTATTAAATTTTATTTCTCATAGAAATTATCTATACATTTTCTGCTTATTTTTTTTTGTATCTTATCTTTTATGTCTTATTATTGCATTGTTATTCACCATAAATAATTATACTATGTTATTCAAAGTATTGAAACATGCTAAAAACAACGATCCTCAGCGCCCTGTTGAACCTGTTGTTTACATTGTTGAGGAAGCTGAACTTCTTCATTTTCTTCATGAAAATTTAAAGCCTAGTTCCGGAAACGTACTTGTGTTCGATTCTTTCCCCGAGGAGAATCTTTACCTTTTGTCTAACGATAAAGATTAGGTTTTACATCATGGATACCGCAGAGTTCGTCAATAAGTTTTACACTGAATGTCAACATAAACGTGAAGTTATTAACCCCTATACTGGTGATATTATTCTCGTTCCCTGTGGTGTCTGTGATGCTTGTAAGGTTTCTAAGTCTGTTCTTGCTGAAAATCGTATTTATGCTCAAAAGTCTGTTTCGAAGCATTGCTATTTTGTTAGTCTCACTTATAAGAATGATTTCATCCCTTATTATGAAGTTGAGACTCAGGATATCGACGAAGATAATATTGCTGTTCATGCTTTTGTTCGTCCTCGTCGTAGGCTTACTCGTACTTTCACTTTTCACGGTGTTAAGCATGTTCGGCCTGTTCTCGGTTTAGCGATGGACCAGCAGTTTGAGTTTGATTTTTCCTGTAAGAAAGAATATTGGAATCGTTACGCTCTTCAGGCAGACCTTTCTATGAAAGGAAAGTATCCTCAGTATTCCGGTCGTTATGGTTTTCTTTGTCATAAGGACCTGTCTTTATTTATGAAACGTGTACGTAAGCAGATCTTGCTTCGTGATTTAAATCCTGATCATGAAAAATTACATACATACATTGTGGGAGAGTACGGACCCGTCTCTTTCCGCCCACATTTCCATATCTTATTTTTCTTTGACTCCGACAAACTCGCCAAGAATTTTATCCGAGTTGTTAATTCATGCTGGAAATTTGGACGTGTCGATTGCTCTTCGTCCAGAGGAAAGGCTGAGTCGTACGTTGCGGGATATCTTAATAGCTTTACATCTCTTCCCTTACATTTCAAAGAAAATCGCTGCATTCGTCCTTTTGCACGATTCTCTAACCGCTTTGGATTTCAGTTCTTTTCATCTTCCATTGAAGAAAGTAGGAAAGGAGACTTTTCTAAGCTCCTTGATGGCGTCAGCGTGCCGGTCAATGGCAAGTATAGAGTTATTCGGCCATGGAGCTCGATTATCGATACCTGCTTTTTTCGACCCGTCGCACACAGCCGTCGCACTGTATCTGAATATGTTGAGATATTACGACTTACTCGGAATATCTGCCAGCGGCCAGCCTACTGGAAATCATCCATCTTCCAGATACCTAGGTTAATTTATTGGCATTACTACTTGTCCAACAAACCAAGCCAGACAGTGAAAGAGTTGTCTGAAGATTCTGTTATGACCGATATTATGCAGTTTCTTCATATTGATCCTACCCGAGGTGCTCTTGGTGACGAGTTTTTTGAGCGTTCTTTTTGTAGTCGTTTTTATATATTTTTTCGGCATTGCGAGAGTTTCCTGTCTTCGATGGGATTCTCTCTTTTCTCTCCGCGAGTAGATTATGATAGGATTCATTCCGCGATTAAGTTGTCTAAAGAGTTTTTTGATGTCAGAGAAAAACAAAGCCTCCAAAATCTTTTTTCAGATTCTCAGTCTTTTGAGAGCGATTGGTCGGATATTTTTTGGAATCAAACCGAAGAAAGACAAAGAGAATTTGCAGAGTCCGGATTAGGCTCTATGTGTCGTTCCAAACTTTCTGCTCTTGTACATTCGAAGGTGAAGCATCGGCATTTGAATGATATGAATAATTTTTTCACGGAGAGAGCTAATTATAATGTCTAGTCGTCGTCCTTACAAGGCGTATTTGTATCAGTCTTCCAATATGCTGGAAGATAATCAGTTTTATCTCGTGACTGAGATTTATTTGAATGCTCGGTCTTTTGTGGAATTTTCTCATAAGGTTTCAAAACTGAATCAGATCCTTTCGGATTCTCATTACGCAGAATCCTTTTATTCTGTTGTTAACCTTGGCGATATTTATTATCGCGAAACTTAATTTTATGGCTTCAAATTTATTTTCTTTTGGAGATGTTCGGAATCACCCTCACAGGTCCGGTTTCGATCTTTCTCGTCGTATCTGTTTCACCAGCAAGGCTGGTGAGCTTTTGCCAGTTTATTATAAACTGGTTTATCCAGGTGACAAATTTCAGATTCGTCATCAGTTGTTTACTCGTACTCAACCCGTTAATACAGCTGCGTATACTCGTATCCGTGAATATTTGGACTGGTATTTTGTTCCTTTGCGCTTGATTAATAAAAATCTCCCTCAGGCTCTTATGAATATGCAAGATAATCCTGTTCAGGCATCAGGTATTGGCGTTAATAAGGTTGTTACCAATGATATTCCTTGGACGGCGCTTGGTAACGATGGTGCTGGTCAAGGTGTCCGCGGACTGGCTAGTTTTTTGCAGTATATGTATGAGGGTGCTTATGATAAAAAGATTTCGCCTGTTTTAAACTTTTTTGGTTTTAATGCTGGTACTTGTGGAGCTAAACTTGCTATGATGCTTCGTTATGGTAATTTTATTTCTCCTTCTTATACTGGAGCTTCAAAATCTTTTGGTCTTAGTACTTCGCCTGACTTTTCCCTTCTTGCGTATAATACGGGGTATTCTGTAAATGTTATTCCTTTTGCTGCTTATCAGAAGATTTATGCAGATCATTTTAGATTTTCTCAATGGGAGAAGAATGAGCCTTATACGTACAACTTTGATTGGTATTCAGGTGGTAATGTTTTTGCCTCTTTTGCTTCCGGCTACAGTGATTCTCTTAAGGAATATGTGTCCGGTAATAATCTTTTTACCCTTCGTTATGCCAATTGGCCGAAAGACCTTTTTATGGGTGTTATGCCTAATTCTCAGTTAGGTGATGTTTCTGTTGTAGAAGTTCTTTCAGATACTACTACTCGGTCTTATCCTGTTTCTTTGTTTTCTTCTATTGAGTCCGCTGGTAGAGAAAATGAGCTTGGTGCTGCTATTCCTGCTTCTCCGTTTAATAAAGCTTCTGGAGTAAAATCTTCTTCTACTTATGCTTATGATATTGATTTTGGTACTCAGAAATGGAATGATAGGACCAAGGCTATGGAATGGATTGGTGATCGTGGTACTGGTGAAGCTCATATGGGTGTTACTATACCTGGTTCTCAGTTAGCTGCTTCTTTTTCTGTTCTTCAACTTCGCATGGCTGAGGCTGTTCAGAGGTATCGCGAGGTTTCTCAGGTTGCTGATCAGACTGCCCGTGATCAGATATATGCACATTTTGGTGTGAGTTTGTCTCCTGCTTTATCTGATACCTGTTTCCGTATTGGAGGTAGTGCATCTAACATTGATATTTCGGAAGTAGTTAATACTTTTTTGGGTCCTGATACAGAAACTGAAGCTAATATTAAAGGTAAAGGTGTTGGTACTGGTCAAGGTGGAACTTCTTTCTCATCTGATGAATATGGCATTTTGATGGCTATTTATCATGTCGTTCCTCTTTTGGATTATGTGATTACTGGTCAGTCTCAGGAACTTTTGTATACAAATACTGCTGATCTTCCTTTCCCTGAGTTTGATAGTATTGGTATGCAGTCTCTTCATTTTGGTCGTTTTTTTAACTATAAATCCAATAAGTTTACTTTTGATCCTACTACTTCTGTGATGGGTTATGTTCCTAGGTTTATTGATCTTAAAACTGATTATGATGAGGTTTATGGTGCCTTCCGTTCTACTTTGAAGTCTTGGGTCGCTCCTTTGAATCCGGAATATTTGTCTGAATGGATTGATAGTACTGTTTCTGCTGGTCAGACTTATTATTCTTTGAATTATGGTTTCTTTAAAGTAAATCCGTCTGTTTTGGATAGTATTTTTAGACTTAAAGCCGATAGTTCTATGGATACTGATCAGTTCCTGTCTTCGTTGTATCTGGATGTTAAGGCTGTCCGGAATTTCGACTATGATGGTATGCCTTATTAAATGCAATTTTTATGAATAAAGATAAAGTAACTGTTGTCTCTGGAATGGCTTCAGCTATTGCTGTTGTTATTCAACCTATAGAGTCTCTTCGGTTTTATACTGATGAAGATGGTTGTGTTCACATGAATTCTGACGTCAATTTGCTTATGAATGTTGAGCGTATTCGCAATCAGATTGGTGAGGAGAATTACTTGAATATTGTTCGTTCTATTCAGCCTTCCCGATCTCCTTATAAGCAGAAATTGGATGATGATGCGTTGATTTCTACTTTGAAGTCCCGTTATCTTCAGTCTCCTGCTGAAGTTGATGCTTGGATGGCTTCTCTTGATCAGAAATATGAGGATATGGTTGCCGAGGTTAAAGCAGCTGCTGCCGCTTCTCAGGCTCCTGTTGATCCCGAGCCTGTTCAACCTGCTGAATAATGGGTCCGCTTGTTGGTGCCGCACTTGTTAAAGGTGGTTCCGGACTTCTTGGTTCTGTTTTCAATGGCAGCATGAATAAGCGTGCTGCCAAGGCTTACAATAAAGGTCAGAAGGAAATTGCCCAGATGAACAATCAATGGAATGCCGAACAGGCAGCTATTAATCGTGAGTGGCAGACCTCTGAGCGTGATGCCCAGAACCAGTGGAATTTGGATCAGTGGAATCGTGAAAACGAATATAATTCTCCGGCCGCGCAGCGTGCCCGCCTTGAAGAGGCCGGATACAATCCTTATATGAACGGACTTGATGGCAATACAGCAGGTACTGGCGTTACTTCCGCCGGTGTTTCCGGTGTAGGTAATCCTACCGCCGAAATGCCTAATCAGGTTCCTGCTGCTTTCAATATGGATTTCAGTTCTATTGGCGATGCTATTAATTCTTACTATCAGAATCAGCTTTTAGCTAATCAGGCTAAAGGACAGGATATTCAAAATACTTTTGATCTTCAGTTCGGCAGTGATTTTCGTAAGGCCCAGATAGCAAGTCTTATTGATGGTCGTTTTGAGTTCTTGAACCCTTCTTATAAAAATCTTCGTAATCTTTATGCGCCTCAGCAGGCTCTTATAGATTTAGGTAAGTCTCGTCAGGAGCTTGCAGGCCTTCGTACTCAGACCCAGCTTACAGCCGCTCAGGCTTTTCTTACTGGCTTGCAAGGCAAAGCGCAGGAAATTATGAATAAGTATTTGCCTGCTCAACAGCAGATGCAGCTTTATTCGTACTCCGCTAATTTGTTTTCTCAGTATGCGCAAGGTTTATTATCCTTGGCCACAATTAAGAATCGATTGGCAGAATATAATGAATCTCTTGCCCGTACCCGAGGTTTAAACATTTCTAATGAGCAGTCCGAGAAGCTTTCTGAATATTTTATTCGTGCGATGAAAGAGGAATATCAGGCTAATGCTGCTTATTATCGTTCATACAAATCTATTGCCGGTGCTGTTGCTACCGGTCGTGGTAATATGGATATTTATGAATCTCAGCTTTCCCGCCTTCAGAGAGATATGCAGGAATTGTTTGCAAAGCGTGAAGGTCATTCTCTGATGAATCGCAAAGCTTATTTTCGTGCGCAGCAGATCTGGCGTGATTTTATTGGTGGTATTATGTCTGGTGCTGCTGCTGGTACTGGTGTTGGTGCCATGTCTAATTATCCTCGCGCCTCGCATAAGACGGTTAAAGGTTTTAGTCGTTAATTACTCCTCCGGTTTACAACCGGAGGAATCTACTCGATTAACATTTTTATATGTTATTTAACATTATATTCTTTGGAATTGCATAATAAAATGCTATCTTTGTAA